GACTAGGGGATATAATCAAAAACGAGATATCCGTATCCTTTGGTCGCAACGAAGATAACAAGGCGGCTGATTATGCCGAACTTGCGAGGGGTCAAGGGTTTGAACCGACACAAAAGTTGAAGGTCGAACCCATGACTCTGAAAGCGTTAGTCCGTGAACGTATTGAGGCAGGAAAAGAAATGCCAACGGAAATTTTCGGGGTCTTCTCGGAGAATAAAACAACAATAAAAAGGAACAAATAAACATGAACCAAGTAACAGAAAAAAAGAATAATGCATTGGCTACATTTGATATGGAAGCTGATGCAGCACAAGGAGCCCAGAATATATCGCAGGAAGATCTTGCGTTACCATTCTTAAAAATTTTGGGACAGCTATCTCCAGAGGTAAACAAAAGAGATGGTAAATATGTCGAGGGTGCAGAACCTGGCAAAATAATCAACACGGTTACAAACGAATTGTTTGATACGATCAATGTAATTCCTTGTCATTATAAAAGACAATACATTGAGTGGCAAGATAGAGGCACTAGCACTGGTGCACCTGTTGCGATACACGAGGCAGATAGTGATATCGTAAGTCAAACAACTCGTGGTAAAGACTACAAAGATAGATTACCTAATGGTAATTATTTAGACAATACCGCTAATCATTTTGTTTTGATTACTGGCAATAGTCCTCAAACAGCATTGATTTCTATGAAATCTACTCAATTAAAAGTTAGTAGGAAATGGAACTCAATGATGATGGGTATTAAAATGCAGGGTAAAAATGGTTTATTTACTCCGCCTACATACAGCCACATTTATAAACTATCAACCGTTCAGATGTCTAATGACAAAGGAACATGGTTTGGTTGGGATGTGAGTAAGGTTGGTCCTGTCACTGAAAAAAACGAATATGAAATGGCGAAAGCTTTTGCATTGAGTGTAGGTAAAGGTGAGGTAGAGGCAAAACCAGAGGCACAAGAAGAATCAAAAAAAAGATTTAGATTATAAGTTCCCGGGGATGGGCGGTTAAGCGAGAGTGGATCCGCCCATCATAATTTATGAATAATAAAAATACAGCGCCGGTAACGTATGAAGATTGGTTAAATCTGAATAGGGTAATTATCCCTTGTGTCAAAGGTATTCCACGTATACCAAAATACACACAAAAAGATTTTAAGATTACGAAAGAAGAATGGAAAAGAGATTACGAAAAATCAGAAATAGCATTGAGATTAGATAATGATGTTGACTTAGATGTAGATAATCCAATAGTAAAAGATTTCATACCATATTACATAAAAAATTGTAGCGCTATATTTGGCAGAGCAGGTAATTTATCTAGCCATTATATGTGGGCTAATGATAATAAGATACCTTTTAAACAATTTAGATTACCAGATGAATTTGAAAAAGATTATAAAGACTATCCACATGGTGCTATGTTATGTGAGTTAAGAGCTGAAAAAGAAAGNTATACAATAGTNCCAGGATCANTACATAGTAAATCAAAGACAAACGTTGAGTGGGAGACATACGAGGGCATAAAACCATATAATGGTAATTTATTATCTGATGTTGGCAAGATAGCCTTAGCTGCAGCTCTGGTTGTAATATATCCAGCAGAGGGTGGTAGAGATGAGTATACAACAGCCATAGCAGGTATTCTATGTAAACATAGTGAATGGAGTGATGAAGAAATTAACGATTTTATTTATAGAATTTGTGAAGCTGCTAACGATAACGAGAGAGAAAAAAGAAAACAAAAAGGTACGTCTTCTAGAAAAACAGACAGAAAATTTGGTATTAACAAAATCTCTGAGATAACAGGTTACTCTCATTCAAGCATACAAAAACTTTTTAATTGGATAGGTTTATTTGAGTCTTTAACCACACAAATATCAAATGATATGATTGAAAAGATAGTTGAGTTTGGCGCTAACAGATATTACATTCATTTAAATGTCCCTGAACAGGATAAGATTATTAAGAGAAGAATAACCGTTCATGGTGAAGATTTAATGAATCAAAAAATATTTTATGACAAAGCTATGCATCAAGCCAAAGCATGGATACCTAGACAAAAACCAAAAGAGTATGAAGACATGATGGCTTCTAAGTTTAGCGCAAGAGAATATTCAAAAGACTTTGTTGAAGAAGCAAACGAAGAATTTAAATTTAAAAGAATGTTTTCAGATTATTTGTCAGTAAGAGGTGTCTTTACAGATAAAGAACAATTAGCGATATATGGACAACCATATTACGATCAAAAAAATAATAATATAGAATTTAAATTAGATGGTTTTGAAAGAGAGTTAGCTAAACAAAAAATAAATATGGATAGGGTCGATTTAGTTATGAAGTGTATTAATGTTTTAAAAGCACGGAAAAAACATGGGAAGCATGGACAAAAATCTTGTGTATCGTGGGTAATACAAGGCGATAAGTTTGAAGATAATAAAATAATTTGGGATGGAGAATCAATAGATATAGATGATGGAGGAGAAAACGATGAGTGATGAAAACTTTAATGCTATCTTAATTAAGAAAAGCACATTCAAAGATGTTAAAAATATTGAAAGGTTGATTGATAAACATACAAGAAAGCTTCCATGGTGGGTCTCAGGGCCTCCAGGAACCGGTAAAACAAAAGGTTTTATAAAATCAAAATATGAAAATTTTTTAAACCAAGGTGTAAGTTGGGAAAGAATGGTTATCTTAACCCACACAAAAAATGCTGCCGGTGAAATACTTAAAACTATAAAAGAAATACCTAAAATGGAGAATATTCCAAAAGATGTATTAGAAGATCAAATATGCACTATTCACGCTTATTTTAATGCTGAGGGTAAAAAGAGAAAAAAATATGAAGTAAAACACCACAAAGAATTTAGTAAAAATAATAGGGCTATGAGTTTTTATAATAGGAAAACGTCTTGGGAGAGACATCCTTTGTATGTTTTTTGCTCACGTCTTCATGGTAAAAGACAAACGCCTAATGAGCATTGGAACACGGATCATTCATGGTATCAAGATAGAGGATATCGATCTTTAAACACATTAAAAGATTTAAGAAAAAAATATAATGAATTTAGAGAAAAGGAAAGAGTGTCTTCTTATGAAGATATGATAGATAATTTTTTATATTACTCAAAAGCTCCAACAGATATAGATGTTTTAATAGTTGATGAGGCACAGGATTGTAATATACCTCAAAGAGAGGCTTTACAAAAAGCTGCAACAAATGTTGATGGAGATAATTTTTTATTTGTAGGTGACCGAGATCAAACTATCTACGATTATTCAGGTGCTGATAGTCGATTTTTTGTAATGTTGGAAAAAACCAGACCTTATGTGTTTAAAGAAAATGAAGAACCTTTAGACAAGGGATATAGATGTGGATTAACCATAAATAAAATATGTAAAAATATTATTAATCCTCAAAGAAAAAGATTAGGTCTATCTGAAAAAAAATGGGAACCAGCAAAAAATAGAATTGGCACACACTATTGGATTCCAAGATTAGGAGAACATTGTAAAAATCAAGATATTCTTTTAAATAAAATATTTAATACAAAAGAAACTTTTTTATTTACTTACAGAGGTAACCCAACAGATGAACACACAAAACAATTTTTACAAAAACATGGAATAGATTATAAGGTCGTATCAGATGAATATGATTTTATTAATAGAAAAATTTTAAGATGTTTTAATACTTGGGATAATTTTTATAATAATGTCGTGCCATTAAAACAAATAAAAGAATATTGGCCATATCTTCCTGGTAGAAATGTTTTTAAAGTTCAAGGCAAAGGCAATGTGAAAGAAGCTTTTAAAGATGTCATAGATGGAGACTATAATATAAAACAATTACATGAAATGGGATTAATAATAGATGACGCCTTAAAATACAGAAGTTTTGATTTAGCAGTTAAAAGTTCAGATGAAACTAAAAAAATACGAATGCATTCTTCTTACATAAGAAAAGTGTTAAAAAATCATGGTGTAGAAGAAAAACCTAGAGTTGAAATTGATAANATACATAAAATAAAAGGTCTAACTTATAACAATGTTGTGGTTAATTTGTCAGTATATCAATTAGAAAAAAATATAAATGAGTCTGAGAGATTAGCATACACAGCTTATAGTAGAGGTGAAACAGATTGTTGGAGTATAGGATCTGAAACATTTAACAAAGACGATAGACACACAAGTTTAGGAGGAGTGCAACATGACAGAAGAAGAATTTTTTCTCTTTATTCAGAAGATGGAGAGGGAAGTATGGGAGAATAATTTCCCAGAGTATGAAAGGGACGAAGAAGATGACACATAAAAATATATTTAAAGGAACTACATACACTTCATTAGAAGAACAGGTAGGCGGAAAACACTATCGATCTATGAAGATTCAACCAGCAGAGTTTATTAATGAAAATAAACTCTTGTTTGCTGAGGGTAATGCTATAAAATACATTTGTAGACATTCTGTGAAAGGAAAAGAAGAAGATATTAAGAAAGCAATACACTATTTAGAAATGATATTGGAGAGAGATTATAATGTGTAATAAGCCAGAAGATTTAAATTTAGATAATGTAGACGTCATAGCTATAGACTTAGAAACTTATGATCCTAATTTAAAAACTAAAGGTACCGGGGCAATAAGACAAGATGGTTTTATCACAGGTGTCGCTGTTAAAACCATACATGAAACGGTTTACTTTCCTTTACAACATTCAGATACCCACAAAACAGAAGAAGAGAAGAAAGAATTTTGGAATAAGTTTTCTGAAAAAATTCTTTTAAATGAAAAAATTACAAAGGTATTTCACAATGCAATGTACGATGTTTGTTGGATTAGATCAGTGACCGGTAAAATGATTCAAGGTAGAATAGTTGACACCATGATAGCAGCCTCTGTTATTGATGAGAATAGATTTAAATATTCTTTAGATGCTCTTGCAAAAGACTATCTTGGTGATGAAAAATATAAGTATGACTTACAACAAAAAACATTAGAGTGGTCTGGTGGCACCGTGAAAGACCCAATGACCAACATGCATAAGTTGCCAGCATCTATTGTAAAAGAATATGCAAAACAAGATGTAAACTTAACTTATAAGTTATGGAGATTATTTGATAAAAAATTAGATGAAGTATTATATACTAATGAAAAAAATGAGTCAAAAACTTGTAGAAATATTTTTGAATTAGAAACAAAATTATTTTTATGTTTAGTTGACATGAAATTTAAGGGAGTTAGAATTGATGTCTTAAAATTAAAATCTTTTGGAGAAGAGCTCAGAAAGAAAAAAGATAATATATTAAAAGAAATAAAAGAAGAAAACAGGATTAGATATACAAATTTGGGCAGCTAGTTCTATAAAAAGTTTATTAGAAAAAAGAAATATAACTGACTACAAGAAAACACCAAAATCAAAAATGCCTAGTTTACCTAAAGATTATTTAAGAACGCACAAAGATGAATTATTAAGAAAGGTTGCTGAGGCAAGAGAGTATGATAAAGCTGCTAACACTTTTGTTGATGGGCTTTTAAGTTTTG